CCAAATTGATTTGGTTCCCACAAATGAAACCTACACAGTCTACCTAGCAACGTTCGTATTTGTCCACGTTCTTGAGCACGTTGCATAACATTATCCATTAACTGTTTAACAAATGGAACTTTGTTATGATACTGTCTAAATAACGTATCAGCTTTATCTTTAGATACACCAAGTTCTGCTTGTAATTTATTTTTACCCATTCCATAAAACAAACCAAGATTAATTGTCTTGGCTTGTGATCTAGGTATCTCTGCCATATCAGCAACGATCGTATGAAAGTCTGCATCACCTTCATTATATGCATCTAATACATCGCCAACACCATATAGATTTTGTAAAGCGGCATAATGGACTACCAACCTAGGTTCTTGTTGAGAATAGTCAAAACAACCCCATGTATGGCCCTCCTCGGGTATAAATAATGATCTAATAGCTGGTCCAAGTTCCTTGTTCCGTGCTGGTATTTGCTGTAAATTTGGGTTTGAATACGAGAATCTACCGGTTACAGTTCCGCCATTATCTGAACGCAATTGATTAATTTCTGCATGTATTCTTCCTTTATGATTATGTTTTAATATGGTATCAATAAATGTGGTATGCGCTTTGTTTATTTCACGAGCGCGGGCTATTCGTTTCACAGTTGGGTGGGGGTGATTCTGTAAAAAGTTTTTTGTAAATGATGGAGAATTTGTTTTTAAAGTTAAGTCATATGGTAGGCGAAGTTTTTCAAAAACTTTCGCAATACTCCTTGCCGCCCATATTTGGACATCTACTTGTGTGGCTTTTTTTACTTCTAATAGGCATGCTTTTTCTTCTTTATGTAATTCTTCTTTTAATTTTTGAGCTGCTTCTACGTCTACACGAACACCTAAAAAACGCATATCAACAAGGCAAGGAAATAATTCAGTTTCTAAATCAAAAATAGATTGTATATCTTGGTGTAAAATTTCTTTCTTTAACTCTTGCCAAAGTTCTAATGTAAGTTCAGCATCTTTTTCTGCATATGCGCCAACATAAATGGCAGGTAGTTTATACATTTCTGCCTTGGCGTCAACACCCCAATCTTTTGCAGCTTCATATAAATGTGTTTCACTTTTTGTTTTTCCAGTGTATCTTTTACTGCAATTGTTTAAGTCATAACGCATTTGATTTTCATCAACAAGGGCAGATGCGATCATCGTGTCCACTATTTTACCGTTAATACTTAAACCTAAAGCCCTAATCCAACAAACGTCATACATGGCGTTGTGAAATATTTTTGTTGCTGGTGTAGATAATACTCCTTGGAACCATTTCAAGACCTTTTTACGATCCATGTTACCACCACCTTCGTGAGCAATAGGATAATAACCAGACCAACCTAGCACAGCTACAGCAATACCTACAACATCTCCTTTACCTACAACAGAACCTGATCCCATTTTCATAAGATCTGGGTCTTTAGTTTCTAGGTCAATTGCAATCTCATCATACTTAGATAAATCTGGAAATTCTTCTGGTGGTAGCCATTCTGTTTGTGGTTTAAAAATTGGTATTTGCATTATTTAGTTATCCCCCATGAGTTTGGTTTTGGTTTTTTTTCTTCTTTTGGTTTTTCTGGATAGTCTCTATCAATAGCCATATCAATATAATGTTTAGCTTTTAATAAGTCTTCTTTCTGATTTTTTTGTTTGTGCCTGCACAAATATTTTATAGCATTGCCTTCTGCAAAGGGCAAATTATTTTTATTTATAAACTCTGATGGTTGAATAACCATACTTCGATAATGAGATCCGCCAACTTGTTTTTTATAAATATCACTCATATCATAAATCCTTTTTCATATTTTTTTGGTTCTATTATATGTAAATTTTCTTTTGTTCTTGTTGCTCCAACATAAAACAATCTATTTTCATCGTCTGGATCTCTTTCATAGCCTCTCATAGTATTTTGTGTTAAGTCAGTTAATAACACAACATTTTGTGATTCACCACCTTTAGCTCCATGTATTGTAGACAATTCTATTCTTGGTTTTTCATTTAATCTTTCTCCATTTGCTCTCATTTTTCTTAAATAATTTACTTTAGTTTGTCCAGCGTCATCAAACGCCTCGTACCAAACTGTTTTAATTTGCAAACCATAATCTTTTATTAATTGATCTATTCCGTAAAAAGATTCCTTAGTCATACCTTTTATTTTTTTCTTATGCCAATGTGTAGGTCCCATGTATTTAGATATATTTTCAATTTGTTTATATGAAACTAATTGACCTTGTCGTAATTGTTCCCATGCTGTTGCTGCTTCATGTAAATCTTTTTCTGTGCCTCTCCTGTATCGTGATGAATAATATAATCCACGTTGATACAAAGACTCTTCTAAATCTTTTAACAAATGTTTAGTTCTAGCCAACACCAGCCATTCTCCTGATGACATATTAATTGTGTCAGCGCCATAGTGTCTATGTAAACTACCTTGTACAGTTTTTGGTTGCCATGTTTTATCTATTCTATTTCTAATTCTGTTAATAATACCCATTGCTACACCATGCACCTTAGCTGGTATTCTAAATGATTGTGTTAATGGTAAATATTGTCCTTTTAAAGCTATAAAAGAATCTACATCTGCACCAGCCCATTTGTATATTGCTTGGTCATCATCGCCTGCAATAAAAGAATCTTCTGTTTTATTCCAAATAGTTTTTGCCATATCCCATTGCATTAACGATAAATCTTGTGCCTCATCAATAAATACCACATCAAACTTTGGTGACTTATCTGACTTAGTAAACTCTGTAATCATGTCATTAAAATCTATTAGGTTATATTCTTTTTTATATCTTGCGAGCTCATTATCTATAATTCTTAATGTGCTTCTTTCTAAATCCTGTGTGTGTTCGTTTAAATCAAATTGTTGTTCTGCTGTAATGTTTCGTAACTGTGCTAATTGTATAATACGTAAATACTCACTGTCAGAATTAAATGCACTGCCCTGGTCTTCTTGATAATCTGCATAGGTTACAGGAAAACCTAATTTTTTTCCTAAGTCCTTGTAATGTCTTTGTTGCATTACTTGATCTTTTTTTATTCCAAGTTTTCTAAATGCTAGTGAGTGTAGTGTTCTAAAATATGGTAGGTCATCTTCTGTAAGATTAAATTTTTTAATTGCTCTGTCTCTTGCTTCGTATGCAGCTTTCTGTGTAAATGCAAAGTATCCAACTTTATCAGGATCAGTTTGTTTAAGATAGTCATCTACCTTGTTTAACAACGTTGTTGTTTTTCCTGTTCCTGGTGGTCCTAATACTATTGTTCTCATAATTTTTGTAGGGGCCCGAAGGCCCCCTCTTTTTACATTTCGTCGAAATCTAAATTTTTATTAGAATTCTTCTTATTATATTTATTATAAACATAGTCTATAATTTCTAACCACTCTTTAGTGTTAGTAGCACCTCTAAACTTTTTAGATTGCTTTACGACTTTGTTTAAGAAGTGTTCACGATCAAAGCCTGGTTGACCCATTGCATGTAATAATGCAAATGAAAACGTAGCTAGCCTAGCGTTAGGTATCTCCGCAAAGATATCTTTCATGTAAGCAGCTGTTTTTATAGCTTCTTTCTTATCTGCTTCTGTTATTGAGAATAAACCATCCTTGAATTGTTTTTCAAGAATAGTGTTTCTTTTTCTCACTCCATTTAAAATCGCAGTCCATATACTGAACTTCGCTCTTAAACATTTGTACTCGTCCATTATGCTTTTATAAAAAACATAATGTTCGTTTCCTTTCCCAACATACTTGTTGAGATAGTCCTTATCACCCCAGTTTAATTTATCAGTATTCATATCTGATATATCGTCTGGTCTGATATGTTTAGTGATAATATAACGAATAGGTCTCCCCGTCGCTTTTCTACTATCACCTGAGTGTTGACCATCAAGAATAGGATGTTTACCATTCTTATCTTTAGGTCCAACAATGATCGGCAGCTCTTTCAGGAATCTAGTCTCCATCTTTTTAGCCAATCTGTTTACGTGAGCTTGATTGATTGCACGATTTCCTTTGACTTTGACAAATAGTTCATAGTCATAGGTTTCATACACCTTACCAACCTCGTGAGTGCCATTATTTTTCATAATGCTTACTCTCCTTTTGTTTGCATCGCCTTTGTGCACGTGTCGATGTTGAACGTGATTTTTGTGTGTACAAAAATTTCATTAATACGGATCCTTTGGTTTTAATTCTTTTTGTGTATAATCATCTGTTTTTTTATCAAATTGTTTTACAACAAACACAGATATTCTTTCTTTGCTTATTCGTTTATCATCACAGTTGCATGTTTCTTTTAACATCTGTGCTGTACGTGAATAGGGTACATCCCAACGTTTTCTAATTAAAAATTGATTATAGAATTTGTC